AACCGCGTCAAGCATCTCCTGAGCGGCCTTTCCCGGAGGCTCGTATGTGACCCACGCCAAGTGGCCCTGCTCGACGCCTCGGGCGGCGGGCTGACCGCACCGCTGTCGATCGAGCTGCTGTCGTCCGGCGCGAACGATCCGCCGGAGTGGGTGCGGTTCCTGGCGCCGGGCGTGAACAAGGGACGGTCCGGCCGCGAGTACACGGTCCTCAGCGTCGACCAGGTCACGCGAGCCTCGAATGCCTGGAAGGGCGCGATCGATCTCATCTGCTGCTTCGAGCACCAGTTCGACCGCGCGCGCCAGAACGGCCAGCCGGCGCCGGCCGCCGCCTGGATCAAGGAGCTGTCGGCGACCGGCCCCGACGGTTCGCCCGGTCTGTGGGCGCGCGTCGAGTGGCTGCCGGAGACCGCGCAGCTCATCCGCGCCCGCAAGTATCGCTACCTCTCCGCCGTCATCGAGCACGACGCCGCCGGCAACGTGCTGCGCGTGCTGCGCGCGACGCTGACGAACCAGCCGGAGATGGACACCGCCACCGCGCTTTTTTCTGCACTGCCAACCAAGGAGCCCACCGTGAACCTGCTGCAGAAGCTGCTGGCCGCCTTCGGCCTCGCCGCCACCACGAACGAGGACGCCGCCGTCGCGCACGCCTCGGCGCTCGCCACCCTCTGCGCCGCGCTCGCCAAGCAGGTGGGCGTCGAGATCGCCGCGCTGTCGGCGATGACCGCCGACCAGGTCACGACGGCGCTGCAGAAGCCGCTGGCCGAGCGGATCGCCACGCTGTCGGTCCTCGCCAAGGTCACGGGCGAGGCGACGCCCGAGGCGATCGCCGCCGGCATCCGCGCCCAGGGCGTCGATCCGGCACAGCATGTCGCGCGCTCCGTCTACGACGACGTCGCCGCCCGCCTCGCCACGCTGACCGCCGAGACCCGCGCGCGCACGATCGACGAGGCGACGAAGGCCGGCAAGCTCACGCCCGCGATGAAGGGCTGGGCCGAGAGCATGACGCTCGAGCAGCTCACCGCGTTCCTGTCGACGGCGCCCGTGATCGTCAATCCGAACGGCGGCGCGCCCGCTGGACAGACGCAGGTCGCGATCCTGTCGGCCGAGGAGAAGGCGCAGGCCCGGCAGATGGGTGTCACAGACGAGGACTTCCTGGCGGCCAAGAAGGCCCAGGCGGCCTTCGAAGCCCGCTTCACCGCCTGATCCCGTTCACGAACCCTCACTAAGGAGCTGACATGGCTGCAACTGCTTCGGACCGCGTCACCCAGACGCGCTCCGGCGAGATCGTCTCCCTGCCCGTGGCTGCGGCGACCAAGATCCCCGCCGGCGTCATGGTGCAGAACGATGCCACCGGCTGGGCCGTGAACGGCTCGGCCACGATCGCCAACCGCACGATCGGCATCAGCGTCGCCCAGGCCGACAACTCGGGCGGCGCGAACGGCGCGATCAAGGTCGACGTGCGGCGCAAGATCGTCGCCATCTTCGGCAACTCGGCCGCCGGCGACCTGATCGCCGCCGCCGACATCGGCAACGACTGCTACGTAGTCGACAACCAGACCGTGGCCAAGACGAACAACGGCGGCGCGCGTCCCGTGGCCGGCCAGATCGTCGACGTCGACAGCCGCGGCGTCCACGTCGAGTTCGCGTAGACGGACCGGCGCCCCCTCCCCCCACGACTGACCACCAGGAGCACCACGCATGATCCGCGTTTCGAGCGGCCGGCTTGCCACCATCAACATCGGCTTCCGCGCCAACTTCCAGCAGGGCCGCATCGCGGCCATGGCCGACAACCACTACCAGCGCATCGTCACGCCGGTCCCCTCGACAACGCGCGAGGAGGAGTACGGCTGGCTGAAGGACATCCCGCAGATCCGCGAGATGGGCGGCGAGCGCATCATCAACGCGCTGGCCGAGGACGGCTACAAGATCAAGAACAAGAAGTTCGAGCTGACGATCGGCGTCAAGGGCGACGACATCAACGACGACCGGGTCGGGATCTACGCGCCGCGCTTCACGATGATGGGCGACGAGGTCGCACGCTTCCCAAACCGCCTGGTGTTCGACCTGCTGAAGGCCGGCTTCGCCGCCGAGTGCTACGACCAGCAGTACTTCTTCGACACCGATCACCCCTACATCAAGGCCGACGGCTCGATGGGCACGCAGAGCAACTACCAGGCCGGCGCCGGCACGCCCTGGTATCTCCTCTGCACCAAGCGCCCCCTGAAGCCGATCATCCATCAGACGCGTGAGGAGTTCGAGTTCGTCGCGCTCGATCGTCCGACCGACCAGAACGTGTTCATGAAGGACGAGCTGCTCTACGGCGTCGATGGCCGCTGCAACGTCGGCTACGGCTTCTGGCAGATGGCGCTGGGCTCCAAGGCCGACCTGACGGACGCGAACGTGAAGGCGCTGCGCACGATCGGCGAGAGCCTGCTGGGCGACCACGGCAAGGCGCTGGGCCTCACCTACGACCTGTTCGCCGGCCCGCCGGCGCATCGCGACAAGGCGGACGAGCTGTTCAACACGCCGACCCTCGCGGCCGGCGGCGGCAACCCCCTCTACAAGGCGTTCGACACCCTCATCACGCCGTACCTCATCTAGCGACAACCCCTGCGGACAGGGCGGCGGCCCGCGGCACCGGCGACACGGTGCAGCCGCCGCCCGCTTCGCAAGCCACCGGGCCGGTGCCGTCCGCGGCACGTCTCCCGGTGGCTTCCGTGGCGACAACCCGAGGAGAAGACGATGGCGCGCCCCAAGGTGCAGGTTTCGAGGTTCCTAGTCGACGGCAGGGTTCCGCCGTTCGGCGTGATCGTGAAGAAGGCGATGTGGCGCGGCGGCCGGCAGTGGTCGGCCGGCGTCCACATCTTCGACACGCCGGAGAAGATCGACGAGCTGGGCGAGCCGGAGGCGGTCGCCGCGATGCTCGACACGCTCGCGCTCTATCCCGACGACTTCGAGATCAAGACGGCGGCCGCGGCCGAGAAGGAGCCGCCGAACGCGTAGGCATTCCCGGAGGGGAGCGCGCGTACCAACGCTCCCCTGGCCGCCGGCGCGGATGCCGGCGGCCGCGTTTCAAGCCCCGCCTCGAGGCGAGGCTTCAGTCGCGGACACCGGAGCCACCATGAAGCCCACGATCGGTCGCATCGTCCATTTCTTCGACGCCGCTTTGCGTGCCGACGCCAACAACCACGTCGGCCCCGGCCCCTATGCGGCCGTCGTCACACAGGTGTTCGACGGCGCTTGCGTCAACCTCAAGGTGATCGTGCCCTTCGGCGACGACCGGCACGAGGGCAGCGTGCCGGAGAAGAAGGCGGGCGACTACAGTGCCCGCTACTGGACCTGGCCGCCGCTCACGCCGCCGGCCGCGCCGATCGGCGTCGGCTACGGCGATCGCATCTGATGGCCTATACGAACACCGCAGGCATGACGGCGCGCTTCGGCGAGGCGCTGCTGAAGCTCGTCGCCGATCGGGACAACGACGGTACGATCGATGAGGCGGTGGTCGCGCAGGCGATCGCCGACGCCGACGCGCTGGTGGATCTGCACTGCCGCGGCCGCTACGCCGTGCCGCTGGCGCCGGTGCCCGCCGAGATCGAGCGCGCAGTGTGCGATCTCGCGCACCGCTTCCTCTACGGCAACAGCGCGGACGTTCCCGATCCGGTCGTGTCGGCCGACAAGGTGGCGCGCGATCTGCTGAAGTCGATCGCCGACGGCAAGGTGCAGCTCGACGCCGCGCCGGCGCCGGCCGCGAGCGACAGCGCAGCGCTCGAGATCGAGGTCGCGGGCGAGGCGCCGTTCTTCACCGGCGACGGGCTGAAGGGCTTCTGATGGTCGGGCGCCTCGTCCTCCTGGCAGGCGTGCCGGCGCTCACGCCGCGGAGCGCGTCGTGAGCGCCACCGCGATCCTCACCATCGATGGCGCCGGTCTCCGCGAGCTCGCGCGCCAGCTCGACGACGTCGACGGCGACAAGGCCGAAGCGCTCGAGGCGATCGGCGGCGGCTGGGAGACGCTGACCAAGGAGCACTTCGACACCGGCATCGGGCCCGACGGCGTTCCCTGGAAGCCGAGCCAGCGCGTGCTCGCCGGCAAGAAGCGCGGCGGCGGCACCCTCGTGCTCGAGGGCGACCTGCGCGACGCCAACAGATCCGAGGTGGTCGGCAGCGACGCGGTCGAGCTGGGCAACAACAGGATCTATGCCGCCGCGCATCAGTTCGGCGCCACCATCCAGCGCGCCGGCGCCCATGCCGTGCCGCTCGTGCTGCCGGCCGGTGCGGTCGGCGGCACGGTGATCACACTGCCGGCGCGGCCCTTCATCGGCTGGAACGCCGAGCACGACGCCATGGCCGCCGAGATCCTGGAAAGCTTCATCGCCAGGAAGACGGGAGCGCAGGCATGAGCGACCTGCCGTCCCTGGTGATCGCGCAACTGGCCGGCACCGCGCCCTTCGTGTGGGTGAAGGGCGCGCGCGAGTTCGGCGCGGCGCTGCAGGCGCCGCCGGTCGACAAGATGCCGGCGGCGTTCGTGCTGCCCTACGCCGAGAGCTACCGGCCAAACGCGCGGCTCAATCGGCTGAGCCAAGCCGGCAAGGAGCAGGTGACCATCGCCGTCATGGTCGCGGTGAAGCCCGCGATCGGCGCCGACGTGCACAACCCGCTGGCGGCGCCCCGCGATGCCCTGGTCGCCCGCCTGCTCGGCTGGCAGCCGGAGAGCGAGCACGGCGAGCTCGAGATCGTGAGCGGCGCGCTCACCGAGGCCAAGCCGACGCACCTCACCTACCAGTTCGTCTTCCAGCGCGACCACACGGTCGCCGTCACCGCCTGAAGGAGCACGCGATGGCCAAGAGCAGCACAACCGCCTTTCCGACCGCAGGCGGCAGCTATGTCGTGAAGCCCGACGGCAAGGTCGACCAGGTCGAGGCGACCAAGCCGCTGCCCGCCGTTCATGTCCACGACGATCACAAGCCGGCGCCGATGCCGGCCGGCCCGCAGGCGGCCCCGCAGCCGGCGGCGACGCCGCCCGCACCGAAGGCGAAGGAGTAGCGATCCATGTCCATCCGTTTCGAGCGCAAGGCCGCGCTGCTCAAGACCGAGGCCGTCTACGCGACCGATCCCGTTCCGACCGGCGCCGCCAATGCCGTGCTGCTGAAGCGCGGCTCGTTCAACCCGCTGGAGGGCGAGCACCTGCCGCGCGAGCTGCTGCGCACCGGCTTCGGCAGTCATCCCGGCACCTTCGTCGGCCGGCACGTCTCGTTCGAGCTGGCGGTGGATCTCGCGGGCTCCGGCGCCGCCGGCACGGCGCCGGCCTACGGCGCGATGCTGCGCGCGGCCGGCCTCGCCGAGACGATCGCCGCCGGCGTCAGCGTCACCTACACGCCGGTCGACACCGGCTTCGAAAGCCTCGGCGCCTACTTCAACCACGAGGACACGCGCCACATCGCGACCGGCGCGCGCGGCAACGGCCGGCTGCTGTTCCAGAGGCAGCGCAATCCGGAACTCGTCCTGAACGGCCTCGGCCTGTGGCAGTCCGACACCGCCGTCGCGTTCCCCGCGCTGACCACGGCGGCCTGGAGGGATCCGCTGCCGTCGACCAAGGCCAACACGCCCACCTTCACGATCGACGGCGTGCCGGTCGTCGCGTCGAGCTTCGAGCTCGATCTCGGCCTGTCGGTCGCCTACCGCGAGCGCATCAACCAGCAGGACGTCCCGGTCCGCGATCGCCGGCCGAAGATCAAGGCGCTGATCGAGGAGCTGCCGATCGGCACCAAGGACTTCTTCGCCATGGTCGGCGGCGCGCCGGTGCCGCTCCAGTACGTGCACGGCGTCGGCGCCGGCAACGTCATCACCATCGCCATCGGCCTGGTGCAGCTCAAGCAGGTGCCGCGCCAGGAGGAGGAGACCGACACGATGCTGAACGTCGAAGGCGAGGTCACGCTGGGATCGCCCGAATTCTCCATCGCCTTCACCTGATCTCGTTAAGCCACGAAAGGACGACAGCCCGTGTTCGATTTTCAGCAAGCGTATCGCTTCAAGTGGCCGGTGAAGGTGCTCGTGCCCACGCTGGAGGGGCAGCAGGAGAAGACGTTCACCGGCATCTTCCGCCTGATCGGCAAGGAAGAGCGCGAGGAGATCGACAGGGACTTCGGCACGCTCGGCGCCACCGAGCTGGTGCGGCGGGCCTGGGAGGGTTGGGACCAGCTCACCGAACGGGGCGAGCCGCTCGCCTACAGCGACGCCCGGCGCGACGAGCTCTACCAGGTGCCGTTCATCGCGTCGGGCGTCGCGCGCGCCTACTGGACGGCGATCACCGGGGCGCTGCTCGAAAAAAACTGAAGCGCGCGGCGCGGCAGTGGGTCGACTGGCGATCCGCCGCCGCCCCGCGCCGGACCACGGACGACGAGCGCGGCGAGATCGCGGCACAGCTCGCGGAACTCGGGGCCGACCCAGCGGAGACGATGTCGGAATGGACCGGCGGCACGATTGCAGAGACCACGGACGGGGCGGGACCGCTCGCGCTGCCGGTCGAGCTGGAGCCGGCGGTGAGCGCGTTCCTGCTCGCCGCGACGCAATGGCGCTGGGCGACCGCCGGCCGCTCGATCGTCGTGCAGGGCTTCCCGATCGTCGAGATGGAGTCGCGCCGCGTCGGCCTGGACTATGGCGGCCTGCGCGCGGCGCTGGCCTTCGCCGGCCGCCGGCTCACGCCGGAGGACTTCGCCTCGGTGCGCGTCATGGAGGCGCACGCGCTGAAGCTGTTGGCGCGATCGTGAGGGCGCGCGCATGACCGAAGTCAAGGCACGCCTCACCCTCGACACGTCGGACTTCGAACGGGGTTCCGCCAAGGTCGACCAGACCCGCGAGCAGTTCCAGCAGAAGACCGACCGGCGCAACGCCGAGGCCGAGGCCAAGGAGGCGGCGCGCAGCAAGGCCGCCGCCGATCGCGAGGCGCGTCGCCTGGCCGACAGGGAGGCGAAGGAGCAGGCCGCGACCGAGCGTGACGCCAAGCGCGCCGCCGCGACCGTCGAGCGGGAGGCCAGGCGCCAGGCCGACGCCGAGGCGCGCGAGCAGTCGACGGCCAAGCGGCGCGAGGAGCGCGCCCAGGCCGAGGCGGCGAAGGCCGCCGAGCGCGCGGCCCGCCAGGCGGCCACTGCGCAACGTACGGCCGAGCAGCAGGTCGCCAACGAGAACCGGCGGGTGGCCCAGCGCGCCGGCCAGCTCCAGCTCCAGCTCAACGACATCTTCACGTCGATCGGCAGCGGGCAGAACCCGCTCACCGTGGCGATCCAGCAGGGGCCGCAGATCACCCAGATCTACGGCGGCCTCGGCGCGACGATCGCCGCCATCCCGAAGGGCCTGCTGCTGGCCGGCGCGGCGGCGGCGGCCTTCTTCGGCATCCTCGCCGCCGGCGTGTCGGCCGCGGCCGAGACGGCGCAGCGGCAGCGCCAGTTCAACATCGAGCTGCAGGCGACCGGCAACATCGCGGCCGTCACGGCGCAGCGCCTCGACGAGCTGGTGCAGATCGAGGCGCAGCGGCCCGGCGCCAACCGGGCCGACACGGCGTCGTCGCTCGGCGTCTTCGCCCGCAACCCGGCGATCTCGGCCGAGGAGACCCTGGCCCGGGCGCTCGGCGTCGCGCGCGACCTCGCGCGGGTCAACCAGGTCGAGCTGCCGGCCTCGGCGCAGGAGCTCAACCAGTCGCTCGACGGCACCGCCGCCGGCGCGCGCAAGCTCGACGCCGCCTACAACATCCTGACGGCGGCGGAGTACGAGCAGATTCGGCTGCTCGACGAGCAGGGCCGTAAGGTCGAGATCGTCAACATCGTCCTGGCCGCGGCCGAGCGCCGGTTCAAGGGCCTGAACGAGCAGGGCATCTCGCCGACCTCGAAGTACCTCAACGAGCTGGGCAACGCCTGGACGAATTTCGTCGACAAGGTCGGCCAGTCGAAGCTCGCCCGGGGCACGATGTGGGCCGGCGCCCAGGCGCTGAAGGGCGGCGCGATGCTGTTCGGCGGCCCGCCGCAGCAATCGCCGAACGCCGGCGTGCCCGACGCCAAGGACGTCGCCGACGCCCAGGAGTCGCTGCGCGTCGCCGAGGCGCGGCTCGCACAGCTCCGCGAGCAGCACGGCGCGGCGCGCCCCGAGGCGAAGCCGTGGATCCAGGCCGAGATCGACAAGGCCAACGCGCTGGTCAAGGACCTGCAGGCGAACGTCGCCAACCTGCGCGCCCAGACGGCCGGCGCCACCGAGCAGCAGGCGGCGGCGCAGGCGCAGTCGGTGCAGGCCGAGACGGAGCGCGTCAAGAAGGCGGCGCAGGACACCGTCGCGGCGCTCAACACCGTCGAGCTGCAGCGGCGCAAGCTGCTCGCCGATCGGGAGAAGCTTTCGGGCTACCTGCAGAACGGCCTGGTGTCGCCGGAGGATGCCAAGGCGGCACGCGAGGCGATCCAGACGATCGACGGCCAGCTCGCCGCGCTGAACACGACGGCCGAGAAGCTGCACATCGACCAGGTGATCGAGGAGAAGATCGCCAAGCTGCCGCCGCACCTGCAGCCGCTGGAGCGCGCCTTCCAGGCGGCGTTGAAGCAGGGCGAGGCGGCGGGCCTCAAGGGCGCGGCGCTGATCGAGTTCGCCGAGAAGGCGCGGGCCAATGTCGCCCAGCAGCTCGCCTCGCAGACGCAGGAACAGATCGCGCTGCTGGGCGAGGAGGCGCAGGCCGCCCTTCGCGTCGCCGACGCCTACGGCAGGAGCCGGGCCGAGGGCCTGCGCGCCGCGGCGATCGGCGCGGCGGGCGTCGCCGAAAGCCAGGGCCAGATCGCACCGGGCACCGCCGGCGCCGTCGCCCGGCAGCAGCTCGAGAAGCAGGCGGCGGCCACGGTCGCCGCCGCCGCCGAGAAGAACCGCGCCTACGGCGAGGAGATCGCGGCGCTCGAACGGTTGACGGCGGCCGAAGCCCAGTCGGTCGAGGCGGCGCGCGAGGCCGAGCGCGTCAACCGCGTGGCCGCCTTCGCGGCCGAGCTGCGCGCCCAGGCCGAGGCGTCGGGCAGCGTGGCGATCGTCGCCGCGGCCGAACGGCAGATCGCGAAGTACGACGAGCTCTCCCGCAAGCAGCTCGAGCTGGACCGCCGGCGGGCGGCCAACCAGCTCAACGCGCAGTTCGATCCCGACACGGCCTACGCGCAACAGATGGCCCAGCTCGCCGAGCTGGAGCGGACCGGCGTCCTCACCCCGCGCGCCGTGGCCGAAGCGACCCGGCAGTACGAGCAGCAACGGCTGGAAAGCAGCCGCGATGCGACGGATGGGATGATCGCCGGGCTGCGTCGCTATGCCGACGAGGCGACGAACGCCGGCCGGGCGGCGGGCGAGGGCATCGCGTCGGGCATGCGCACGGCGGAGGACGCCGTCGTGCAGTTCGCCATGACGGGATCGTTCAACTTCAACCAGTTCGCCAACTCGGTGATCGCCGACCTGGTGCGGGTGGCGACGCGGCAGGCGATCACCGGGCCGCTGGCGAAGGCGGCGGGCTCGGCGCTGTCGGGGATCGGCGACTGGCTCGGCGGGATGTTCGGCGGCGGGAGCAGCGGCTTCAACGTGCCGGGCATCGGCACCGGCACCGGCTACACCTATCACGCCGGCGGCGTCGCCGGCGACGGGGGCGTGCCGACGCGCGTCCTGCCCCTCTCGGCCTGGCAGGGCGCGCCGCGCCTGCACGGCGGCGGCATCTCCGGCGGAATTCCGGGGCTGGGCGCCAACGAGGTGCCGACCGTCCTCGAGCGCGGCGAGGAGGTGCTGACCGCCGACGATCCGCGCCACCGCGGCAATCTCGGCCGCGGCGGCATGCCGGTGCTCAAGCTCGACGTCCGGCTGATCGACAAGACCGACAAGGGCACGACGATCCGCGCCGAGCAGGGCGTCGGGCCCGATGGCGCGCCGCGGCTCGACGTCATCGTCGAGATGGCGGAGCGGCGGATGGCCGAGAACGTGGCGCGCGATCGCGGCGCGCTCTCCAGCGCCCTCAAGGGCACGTTCGGCCTGCAGACGGTGGGGCGCTCGTGACGACCGCCATCGACTATCCGCGCACGCTGCCGTTGCCGCTGGTGCCGGGCTACGGCCTGCGCCGCCGGCCGAACATCCTGCGCACCGAGAAGGAAGACGGCCACGCCCGCCAGCGCCGGCGCACGATCGATAGCCCGTCCGACTATCCCGTCGTCTTCGAGTTCACGGCCGCCGAATACATGGTGTTCGACAGCTGGTTCCACTACGACGCGGCGGACGGCGCGGCCTGGTTCAACATCGAGCTGCTGGCCGCGATCGGCCTCGCGAACCATGAGGCGCGGGTCAAGGAGGGCAAGCTCGACGACGACCTGTTGCCGGGCGGCAACTGGCGCGTGGCCTGCGTGCTCGAAACGCGCCAGCGGCCGATGCTCGACCCGGGCGTCATGGCACTCCTGGCGAACGATACGGCCGACACGCTGCTCGCGGCGATGGCCGCCTTCCACACGCTCGTCGAAACCCAGCTCTGGCCCGATTGAGGACACGCGCCCATGCCCACCATTGCCGAAGATCTCGCCGCCGCCGTCGCCCTGGCGCAGGCCGACGCCGCCAAGCTCGACGCCGTCGTGCACGGCCCGGCCGCCGGCCCGACCTCGCTGGTCGCGACCGATGCCGGCGACGCGAAGACGCTGGCCCGCATCACCGCCGAGGCCGCCGCTGCGGCGGCGGCCGGCGTCGTGCCTTTCACGCCGCCGGTGCCGTGGGTGTCCGGGCTCAATGCGGTCGTCGGGCCGCCGGCGACGGCGGTGATCTACCTGGGCGAGAGCTACTTCTGCAACACCGGCCACGTGACGGCCGCCACCTTCGCCCCTGACGCCGGCAAGTGGACGAAGCTCGCCGCCAAGGGCGTCGATGCGACGACGCCGGTGAGCGCCAAGGGCGATCTATACGGGCATGACGGATCGGCCGCCGAGCGCGTGCCGGTCGGCACAGATGGCTCGGTGCTCATGGCGCGAGCGGTCGCGGTGCTGGGTCTCCAATACGTCTCGCCCTTCACGGGCACGATCTTCGGCCTCACCTACGCCAACAACGCCACCGATCCGACGAATGACATCGACATCGTCGCGGGCGGCGGCATGTCGGACGACGGCACCGAGTGGATCGCGATCGCGGCCACCACCAAGCAGCTCGACGTCGCCGCCGAGGCCGACAACGGCGCGACGCCCACTGGCATGCTCGGCCCGGCCGCCGCGATCGGCAACTACGACTATGCGCTGTGGGCGATCAAGAACCCGACGACGGGGGAAAGCCGCGTCTTCGCCGAGAAGCAGGATACGGCGCCGACCTTGCCGGACGGCTTCACCAAGAAGCGGCAGTTCGGCTTCATCCAGCGCGTCGCCGGCGCGATCGCGCCCTTCACGACTTACGAGACGGCCGGTGGCGGACTGGAGTTCTGGTGGAATTCGCCAACCTCGGATTTCTTTCATAGCAATCTGTTGACCAACGCCAGGCGGACCGACGCGATCCGCGTGCCGAAGACTTTTTCCGTGCTCGCGAAGGTCACGATCCAGATCTACGACAGCACCACCGGCACGAATATTCGCATCGCGCGAGTGGGAGAGACCGACGTCGCGGTCACGGCGGATGGCTCGAATGGTGGCGCGGCCAACATGGGATATGCCGTCGGCGTGGTGGTCGCCATGGCCCATATGGACCTGCGGACCAGCGCCGACGGCAAGATCGCCGCGCGCTGCCAGACGGCAATGACCATCGATCAATACAATTGCGTCACAAACGGCTTCACCTGGTCGCGGAGGTAGCCATGCTCACCGAACAAGAAATCATCGCCGCCACCAGGCCCGTCCTCTTCGTCGTCAAGAACGCTGACGGGTCGATCCGCAGCCACGGCAGCACGCGGCCGGCCGGGCCGTGCGAGGCCTACTACGCCGACGATCCGGCAATCGTCGCCGAGCTGACGAAGCCCCGCGTGCCACCCTCGATCGCCAACTGGAAGGCGCACGCCATCCTGAAGGTCGACAACAAGCACCAGGCAGTGCTCGACGTCATCGCGGCGATCGCCGACCCGGCGACCCGGGAGCTGGTGCAGATCGCGTTCGAGCGGCTCGACCCGATCCCGCGCGCCAGCACGACGCTCGTCTCGCTGCTGACGCACCCCACGGTGGGCTACGACGAGGCCGGCGTCGACGACCTGTTCGTCCGCGGCAACGCGCTGCAGATCGATCCGTGACCGATCCCGTCTACTCCGAGGCGATCCGGGAAGCCTACGCGCTGGCGCCGGTGAACGACGCCGTCGTGCACACGCTGGAGATCCGGCACCCCTCGTTCGTCGGCGACGACGGCCTGCCCGACTCGGCGTGGGTCGTGCTGAACGGCAAGGACCTGGTCGCGACCATCGAGGCGAGCGCGCCGGTGCGCGGCGGCGAGGCCGTGACCTTCATCGGCGTCTATTTCGAGCTGACCTTCCCGCCGATCGAGAACGCACCGTCGCCCGAGATGGAGCTGGCGATCGACGCGGTGACGCGGGAGATTTTCCAGAACCTCGACCGGGCCGTGAAGTCGCGGACCAAGATCGTCGCCTGCTATAGGGTCTACCTGGCGAGCGACCTCACCGTGCCGCAGCGCCTGCCGCCCGACGAGTTCACGCTGTCGAACGCCGAGGGCGACGCCCATGCGCTGCGCGCCCGGGCGCGGGTGCCGGTCGACCTGCGCGCCACGTTTCCGCGCGGGCTCTATACCGCGTCGGAATTCCCCGGGCTGCTCGGCCGATGAACGGGCAACACTGGTCGCTGCCCTTCATCGGCCTGCCCTATGCCCACGACGGCGAGGGGCCGCGCGCCTTCAACTGCTGGTTCTTCCTGCGCCACGTCCAGCGGGTCCGGTTCGGGCGCGACCTGCCGTCCTGGTCCTCGCCGCCGACGCGGCTCGGCCAGGCGCGCGCCCTGACGAGCTGGGCCGGCGCGTTCGGCTGGGTCGCGGTCGATCGGCCGATCTCGGGCGACGCCGTCTATCTCTCCCAGCTCCGCCACCCCAGCCATGTCGGCGTCTGGGTCGCCGACGTCGCGCGCGGCTCGGTGCTGCACTGCCTGCAGGGGGCGGGGTCGGTGTGCAGCCCGTCGAGCGTGCTGAAGGATCACGGCTGGAAGATCCTCGGCTGCTACCGCCCGGCCGGGGAGGTGCGCTGATGGGTGCCGCCGTCATCTTCCCGAACGCCTTCGATCCGATGCAGCACGAGGTCGTGAAGCTGAAGCGGGTCCAGTCGATCGGCCGCTTCGTGCGCCGCACCCAGCGCCGCCGCACCGTGGTGCGGGAGGTCGGCGGCCGCCGCCTGCGCGTGTTCGTCCAGCCGACGCTGGTGCAGCTCAACGGCCGGCCGGTGCTGCGCCGCGACTGGTCGACGACGATGATCGGCCCGCTCGACGTCGTCTACTTCCGCGCGTTGCCGGCCGGCGGCCAGGGCGGCTCCAATCCGCTGGGCGCGATCCTGGCGATCGCCGTCGCCATCGCGGTGCCGGTCGTCGGGCCGATGCTGGGCGCCGCCCTCGGCTTCGCCGCCGGCAGCCTCGGCGCGGCGCTCGTCACGGCGGGCGTGGGCCTGGCGCTCAGCGCAATCGCCTACGGCATCACGTCGCTGTTCGTGCAGCCGCCGCCGGCGGCGACGCCGATGATGCAGCAGAGCTACGGCGGCGTCGCCTCGACGCCGACCTCGCCCACCTATTCGGCGCAGGCGCAGGGCAACGTCGCGCGGCTCGGCCAGCCGATCCCGGAGCTGATCGGCCGCCATCAGATCTACCCCGACTTCGTCATGGAGCCGTATTCGCGGTTCGTCGGGAACTACCAGTACCTGCACATGCATCTCGGCCTGTCGATGGGCGAGCTCGAGATCGAGGAGCAGCGGCTGGGCGACACGCCGTTCAGCTCCTTCTCGTCGATCGAATGGGAGAAGATCGAGCCCGGGGCCGACCCCGACATCGCCATCTGCGACCCGCGCCTGCTGCTCTGCCGCGACCTCGCCCAGGTCGAGCTGCCGGACAGCGCCGCCGGCTCGCCCTGGAAGGGGCCGTTCGCCGCCAACCCGTCCGGCACCACGATCGACCACATCGAGATCGACCTCGCCGCCGTGCGCGGGCTGTGGAAGTTCAACACGGCCACCGGCGGCCTCAACGCGATGACCATCACCGTCGAGGTCGAGGCGCAGCAGATCGACGACGACGGCGCCACGGTCGGCGCCGCCTTCACGCTCGGCGCCATCGTCAAGACGGCGACGTCGCGCGAGCTGCTGCGCTGGACCGACGGCTTCGACGTGGCCGCGGGCCGCTGGCAGATCCGGCTCCGTCGCACCGACCTCAAGGACAACGACATCCAGGCGGGGCACCAGGCCGACTGGATCGGCATGCGCGGCCGGCTCACGACGCTCCGCCGCTATCACGGCATGACGGTGGTCGGCGTGAAGATGAAGGTCGACGGCGACATCAACGGCCAGACCAGCCGCCGCGTGAACTTCATCGCCACGCGCAAGCTGCCGACGTGGGACGACGTGGCGGGCCGGATGGGCACCGTGCTGGCGGCGACGCGCAATCCCTGCGACGCCTTCGCCCACATCGCGCGCACGGCGAACGGCGGGCGCCTCGCCGACGACCGCATCGCCCTCGCCGAGCTGTACGCCCACAGAGACCAATTCGCGGCCGACAACTGGACGTTCGACTTCGTCTTCGACCAGCCGCAAACGACGTTCGAAGCCCTGTCGAAGGTCGGCCGTGCCGTGATCGGCCAGGTGGTCCCGCAGGCCGGCAGGGTCCACCTGGTGCGCGACGTGCCGCACGACGGCGTGCCGGTCCAGATGTTCTCGATGCAGAACATCCGCAAGGGCTCGTTCAAGTGCGAATGGAAGATGGTCGATGAGCAGACGGCGGACGCGCTGGTCGGCACCTACATGGACACCAAGTCGTGGAAGCAGGTCACCGCGACCGTCGCCTACGACGACAGCCCGCAGGACAATCCGTCGAACCTGCAGCTCCACGGCGTCACCTATAGGCCGCAGGGGCGGGCGGTGCTGTGGAACTGGATGCGCGGCAACTATCTGCGCCGCCGGGTGCTGACCTGGGAGACCGAGATGGAAGGGCTGATGACGCGCTTCGGTGCGCCGATCAGCCTGACGCACGACGTGCCGCGCTACGGCCAGTCGGCCGAGATCGTGGCCTTCGGCGGCAACTCGCGCATCGCCACGCTCAACGAGCCGATGGCGTTCACCGAGGGCGTGCAGCACTACGTCGCGATCCGCAACCGCTTCGGCGACAAGAGCGGCGCCTTCGAGGCGTTCCCCGTCGACGGCGAGCCGATGCAGATCCGGATCGGCGAGGGCGAGCTGCCGCAGATCTTCACCGGCGGCGACCGCGAGCGGACCTTCATCCAGTTCGGCCCCGGCGAGGACTATGCCGCCAACCTGCTCGTCATGTCGGTGCGGCCGATCGGCGACAGCCACGCGCGGATCGAGGCGATGGACGACGATCCCGCCATGCACGATCCGATCCCCGACGAGGTGCTGCCCGGCGAGGGCGGCGAGGGCGGCGTCGGCGCGCCGGCCGGGCCGCTGGAGATCCACGTCGCGGCCAACACGGCGAACCTCAACCTTCGGGCGCTCGCCGACGCCAACGGCTACACCGGCACGGCGGGCCAGCAGGTCACGATCGTGATCGATCCGGGCGTGCACGTGTACGCCACCGGCACGGGGCTGCCGGCGCTGATCCGCGGCACCTGGCCCGGCGGCTACCAGCCCATCCTGGTCAACCAGGGCACCATCTCGGGCGCGGGCGGCGCCGGCGGCAACTTCTCGGCCGGCGGCGGCAACGGCGGCACGGCGCTCGATGCGTCGAGCGGTCCGCTCAGGATCGACAACACCGGCGGCACGATCCGCGGCGGCGGCGGCGCCGGCGGCGGCGGCGGCAATTCGGGGCACTCGGCCGCCGGCGGCGGCGGCGGCGGCGCGGGCTTCAACAATGCGCCGGGCGGCCTGGGCTACACGGGCACCGGCGCGCCGGGCAGCAACGGCGGCAACGGCAGCTCGGGCGGGCCCGGCGGCGGTGGCGCCGGGGTGACGCAGGACGTCTACGAGACGGTCGGCAACGACGAGAACGGGCCGATCCTCGTCTTCGACCACACCTGCAGCGGCGGCAACGGCGGCGACGGCGGCGGCTACGGCCAGCCGGGCCAGCCGGGCACGAACGGCAACCCCGACTTCGGGGCGGGCAACGGCGGCGGCGGTGCTGCAGGCCACGCGGTGACCGGCAACGCCAACATCGTGTGGGACAATGTCGGCACGCGCACGGGGCCGATCGCATGAGCTTCGTCGATCCCGCGACCCGGCTGAGCGAGCCCGAGCTCGACCATGAGAAGGCGTGCGCCCTGCAGCGCATGGCCGGCGTGCGCGACGCCTTCATCTGGAGCGCCGACATGGCGGCGAGCCGGGCCTACAACACGGCGCACGTGGCGCTGCTGATGTGCCGCACCGAGGCGGAACTCGCCGGCGTCGAGGAGGGCTTCAAGGGCGCGGTGAAGGTCCTGCGGGAGAGGCTCGATGGCCAGCAAGCCGGTTGAGCGCTTCGATCTCACGGAGACCGACCGTCTCCTGATCGGGCACCTGCGGCGCTGCAGCTTCCCGATCGCCTCGTTCGCCAGGCGCTTCGCCCGCAACATGGGCAACCTGCTCGACATGGCGTCGGGCAGGATCTCGGCCAGGGAGCGCGCCTGCGTCTGTTCGCTCGTCTATCTGTTCCGCCGGCAGATCCCGAACCCGATCGTCGCCAAGGCCGCGCTCTATCTCGCAGAGCTGCAGGCGGCCTACCAGCTCGACGCCGTCGCTCACCCCTTGCCGACGCCCGTTTCGAACGATGCTCGAAGGGCGGCCGACGATCTGTTCGCGAAGGCCGCGCCGTGACCGCCCTCGATGATCTCGAGCGCGGCACCTACGTCGCTCATCGCGACTTTCGCAACGGTGGGGACTGCGATGGCCGGGCGCAGCGGCGCTGCCGGCGATGTGGCGGCGTCCAGTACGATTGGGGTTGCAACTTCACGCGCCGCGGGAAGCGCGTCGTCTGGTTCGTGAGCTGGTACTGCAACGGCCGCGGCGCTTGCGGGTTGATGGAGACCGAGTACCTGAGCGAGGCTGCCCTCGATCGCCTGCGAGCCGAGCCGCCGAGGGTCAAGCGTGCGCCTGGCGCGCCGTGGCAGCGATGGCGGCGGATGCGGCGATGACCAGATGTGGTGCGAAAAATCGGTCGGTGCTTGCATGTGCAGGCTCTGGCGCGCAGCCGCCGGCCGACGATATGACTCGGCATCATGCGGCGCAAAGGCGAGACGAGGATTTCGACGAAGCAACGGGCCTATCCCTTTGGCGCGGAGCTGCAGGTGCGCTTCCATCGGCGACCGGGCGAATGCGAGCGCGAGCACGCCGCCGCGGCGGCGATCTCGGCCGGCGACTACCTCACCGCCCAGGCGAAGCTCGACAGTGCGGTGCGCTACCTCTTCCGATCGGGCGAGCAGGCGCATGCCATGCAGATCTGGCTGGAGGCGCATGCGACGCCCTACGATCCGTGGGAGGAGCGGCGGCAGAGCGCGGAGGCGTCGCGCCGGCATCTCAAGGAGTGCGCCGACATGGTGACGGCGGCGGTCGCGACGGGGCTGCCCGCCCGGCTGCGGCGGGCCGAGCAGCTCGGCTTCGACATGGTCGAGGCGCTGCGGATGCTGGAGCCGAGGTTCGACACGCCGCGGGCGCAATGGTGCATCGGCATGCTGAACCACTATGGCGCGTTCTAGGCCGCCTTCTTCTCCTTCGGCAGCAACACGATCGCCTGGTCGTCGGCCGGCTTCTGCAGCTCCAGCGCCTCCTCGAGCGTGCCCGTGAGCCAGCGGTCGACGTCCGCCGGCGTCATCAGCAGGACGGGCATCGCCTTGTTGTGGATCGGCTCGACGATGCCGTTCGGCTCGGTGGTCAGGAACGAGAAGAGCTTGTGCCGGCCGACGTTCGGCTTGGCCTTGGTGCCGCGGTCGCCCTCCCACTCGCGCCAGATGCCAGCGAAGAAGAAGGGCTCGCCGTCGGCGCGCTTGAACCAGCGGAACTGCACGGGCTTCGCCGTATGGCGGTCGGGCTCGGAGAAGGCGGTCGCCGGCACGATGCAGCGCTGCTCGGGCTTCTTGAGCCAGGGCTTCCAGTAGCTCGACGCGGTGTTGCGGATGTTGGTCACGGGCGCCTTGCCGCCCACGAAGGGCGGCGGCGGGAAGCCCCAGCGCATCGTCTCGACGACGCGCTTGCCGTCCCGCACCACGACGACGGCCGCCGGGTAGTTCGGGTAGATGTTGGTGGCGTCGTTCTGGCCGCCGACCACCTCGGCCCATTCCTTCCCGACCAGCTTGTAGTGCCGCATCAGGCCGGCGACCTCATCGCGAGAGAGGCGCATGGTGTAGAGGTTGCACATGGGCTATGTGCCGCTCGCACTCTGCAGGGCACGTCGCAGGTTGTTCAGAGCGACGATGAGCTGGTCGACCATCGCTCTATAGGCCATGGGCGACGCGGCCAGGCCGCCACGCAGCATTTGCGCTGCTCCTCGGGCGTCCTCGATGCGCGGGCCATGGGCGCCGTCCACTCCCTTCGTGACTTGGAACGGCCAAGCATCGGTGTCCAAGGACAGTATGAGTACCGTTCGCAACGTGTCATCCGAAGGGCTTTCTCTCGCCACTTCGCATCGCGCCTTGATGTCGTCGATTGCCGCCAACAGCGTCTGCATGGAAACCTCCTCCGCAATCGGCGGGGGCCGCACCGCGCCAACGGTGCGAACCGCGCGGTCGGACCGCGCATGACCGCAACCGGCCTAGTTACGGCCATCCCGCCACCGGCGATCACCGGAACGCGGAGTCAGCACGAGTACGGTCATGCTGTCGACTCTGGAGGAGCGGCGCTGCAGATGCCGCCGTTTGTTGTTTCGAGGCATCGCCTCCGATATAGAGATCAAGTGCCCCCGCTGCGGGGCGCTCAACCGCTTCAGGGACCCGATCCCCGAACAGGAACGCCGGCGAGCGTCGAAGGAGACTTCGGATGCTCAGCCGATCGACCGATCAGACCGTTGAACCGAGGGCGTCGTGAGATGCCGGCGTCCTTCCGTGGGCTGGCGCTCTGCGCCGGCGCCGGCGGCCTCGAGCTCGGGCTCGCGATCGCCCGGCCGGACTACCGCACCGTCGCCTATGTCGAACGCGCGCCGGCGGCGATCGCCGTCCTCAGGGCGCGCATGCGCGATCGCTGCCTGCACCGCGCGCCGGTGTTCGACGATCTCCGCACCTTCGATGGCCGTCGCTGGCGCGGCCGCGTCGACGTCCTCACGGCGGGCTACCCCTGCCAGCCGTTCTCGACGAACGGCAGCCGGCGCGGCTTCGACGATCCGCGCAACCTCTGGCCTCACGTCGCGCGGATCGTCGGCCAGGCGCGGCCGGCCGAGCTGCTCCTCGAGAACGTCGCGGCGCACCTCACCTTCGGCTTTCCCTTGGTCGCCCGGGACCTTCGCCGGCTGGGCTACCGATTTGCAGCGGGGGTCTTTTCGGCGGGCGAGGTGGGCGCTGCACACGAGCGCAAGCGGCTCTTCGTTCTGGCCCACGCCGACCGTCTACGGCCACGCCGGCCGCATCCACACGCTGCGCGCGAGAGGGCGTCACGTCTGGCGGCCGGCCGCGCGGATGGGCACGCAGGTCACCCTGCCGATGGCGGCGGCGATCTGGTCGTACCGGATTTCGCGCCGGGACCTCGGGACTTCCAGGCCTGGCGCCGGCTGCTCGCTGCTCGCCCGGAGCTTGAACCCACGCTTGGGCGAGATGCTCCAGGGATGGCCGGGTGGATGGACCGACAGCGGCTCGCCGGTAACGGGGTTTGCAGCCTGGCGGCGGCGTATGCGTACACGTCTCTCAGCGCTGTGCTCGACGGCACCCCCGCCCCGTGGCTGGCGGGCCATCCCCTCGGTCGCGCCGTGGCCCGACCTGGTCAGGGGCCGGCATGA